GTCCTCTCAACCGCCTTTGATAAGTTATCTCCCGGCTGGGAGAAACCTAAACCAAAGGGAGGAAGATAATTCTTAATAGCATCAAAAATTATCTTTTGGTCACGAGAAAGAAGAGAACGTGAGGAATGACCCAAGTTCCGACAAATATCGATGAAATTTTCATCATCGATTTCTCTCCATTTAAATTGAGGAATTACTGAATCAGAAGTAATAATCTGACCAGCAAATTCACCAATAATATTTGATGAGAAAGTTTTGTCCGGAGACCACGGGCACTTCAGGAGATCCAATGTTTGGATATAGGACTTATGAAGATGATCATCAAGGATTATCACATCATCACCCAAAACAAAGAATTGATTACGGTAAGGACCAGCTAAAGTAGCTAGTAACAAACCGTGAGTAATTCCTGCTAAGGCGAAAGATGGATATAGTCCTAAAGGTTGTCCTTTAGTCCACCTGATTTCCCCAATAGAGGAAAACCATCGTCCTCTAGATAACGCTTCAAAAGCACCTATATAAGGATTGTCCTTTCCAAAGATAGTCTCTAATACACAGATTTGTAACTGTAAAGGAAACAAATCAGTAAAAGAAGATAAATCAATGGAATGGACAACTTTTCCAGACAGAAGATGCTTTTGGACATAGGTTATCGCTTTATCTTGGTGAAAAGTACAATCCCAGGGTAATTCACCCAGAATTGTATATAATATATCACCAAGTGGCTTCATGGCTAACTGATGGAGACGATATGGGCTTGCAATACTCCTGCATTTAAAGCCAGGTTCTTGCAAAAAGTGGATTTCTCCACAAGCCACATTCTCCCAACCAGTTGGAGATATTGAAGGTTTCTTTGTATACTTGTAACAAAGAGAACTTTCTAGTCTCCTAAATTTCTCAAGACCGAGTAAGACAGGAGAATATACCCGTCTAAAACGGTCGTAGAAACTTAAGTTAGAAGGATCATCAAACCAATACAGATCACGTTCCAGATGTGAATTCTGGAAAACACTTTTATCTTTAAAGATAGGAGCCTTTTTAGAAG